AGAGGCGGTAAAGCTAGTGCCAAAGGTGACTGCACCCGTCAGCAGGCTGGTTCCCACCACTTCAAGGCTGCCGGTGCTGGCCACGCCAGAGGTGGACACAGACAGAGCCGAGGAGGTGTTATCCCCGTCGGTAATGACCTGAAGCGCGCCATCCAACCCGCCAGTCCCAAAGGTCTTGAGAAGCTGTGGATAGCTAGTGCTGATGTTTTGTGTTCCAAGTGTGGGCATTTAGTCTCCTAATTAGAAAGGCGGCTTTTGAGGACATCCCAGGTCACTGAGCAGGCCAGCCCAATCAACCCAGCTACAGCCAGAAACTTAGTCCGCAAGTGTTCTAGCGCACTCAATCTATTAGCAACATCTGCGTAGTTTGCAAGTGAGGTTTCAACCATAGAGAAAAGCTGGATCTGACGCTCCTCTAACCTAGCCAAAGTGACCCGCAAATCAGATATCTGCTCGTTGCTCATTGCGACTCTCCAAGTATTTGAGGCTGACGGCTAAGTGAACCAAGGCGGCGGTAATCTCGTCCCGATCCCGCCCGTCCTGCACCATCTTGCGGATTGAGCGGTTGACTGATAAGAGGTGCTTGACTGAGCCGATATATTTTAGGCCGACGGAGCGGTTGTTGGTTTCCTCCGCGCACTTCCACGCCTCTTTGAAACAAGCGTAATCGTTGCCCGTCAGTAAGAATCGTAAACCAGTTCGTAGCATCCATGAGTAAATCCGTTTCATTTGACATTACCAGCATCGGAGGCAGCACCCATGTCCGAGTAGCGGGGTAGCACATTGCTGTCCGCTGGCTTTGGCGAGCAGGAGCAGAGCAAGAGGGTGATGAGGAGGAGTGGCATTATCGCATCAGACCAGTCATAATGTAATTATTGTAGCACATTTCTAAATCGGATAATTGCTGAAGAGTAAGTTCTTGAGTGCCAAAATGTGCGTAGCCAATATATCCTTGAAATGTTGCTGATGAACCCAGCTTAAATGTCTGCGTACCAGTTGGATTTTTTGATGTAGCAAGAGTTGCAGAAACTAACTGGCCGTTAATCATTTGCCTGTGAGCGGTTGCTCCCATAGATGTTTGCAAAGATTGATAGGCAGAATTTCTATTGGTTGAAGTTCCAGATGTCGGGAAATAGGTAGCCGCATTTCTAGTGTAAAATACATAGAATTGAGAATTTGCACTGTTGTCTAAGTTAATTTGGAAATAATTATTGTCAGCTTGCGAACCATCATAAGTCATTACTCGTTGATTGTTTGAGATTATCCTTGTCCTTGCACAACAACCAATTTGAAGAATAGATGCGGCTACGGCTTGTGTAATTGAAGCAGAGCCGTGATAATCATTTCCAGCACTAGCATAAAAAGTTCCAAGATCAGACCAAGTGGGCGAACCAACAGCGGTAAGGTCGTAGGCGTTTTTCAAATCAAATAAAGTTGTGCCGCTTCCTTTGTTGTGGCGAGAACGACATAGATAGATCGAGGTGAGAAGAGAATACACGCCTGCATTTTTCAATTCCTTTACAAAGTTATGAATGTCGATCTGCCCCTGCAAATCCGTGATACCAACCCTAGAAATATACGAATCTGCGTCAGCATCTGGCGTGGGAATGAAAACGCTAAAGGTTGAGCGATAAAGAGGCATCGCCTAGCTCCTAGCTCAACTGCGTCACTTCAGCAGTTCCAGCCGTTGCAAAGATTCCGCCAATCAATCCAGTGTAGTTAAATGGAACTTCATAGTAGTCTCCAGAACTTAGCCTAACTGTGAAAGCTGATGTGCTGGCAGTGGCTGTGCCTAGCATAACGTGGAGGTTGCCTGGGCCAGAATTGAAGATCGTGCATCCCAGCCTGCCAGTGCTTGCCGTTGCAATCGTGCCGTAGCTGGTGGAGGTAAAGTCAGTCGGACCAGTTCCGCCAGTTGTGGCGTTAGGCGGGCGAATGCCATCAGCAACGTCAGCCTGCAATGTAACCATCAAAGCCTCTATGGCTTCGAGGTTAAAGTTAATGCTCTGCGTACCGCCGGTGGCAGTACCAATAGTCTCCAAGATGCGGTTAGTTTGCCAGCCCATATAAGAGCCTTAAACCGTCCGCTTATAGAGTGCGAATGGTCCTCCGCTGGACACAATGACTTCGGTGATGTCACCCGTCAAAGTTGAGCCAGCAGCAAAGGCAACACCCGTGGATGATGTTCCGCTAACAGAGATGGTTATTGTCCCACCAGTCAACGCTGTCACGCCATCGAAAGCCCCAGTGCTTGTAGAACTGGAAACTGCAATGGTCGTGCCAGCATCGCCTAGCGCGATTCTGGATAGAAGTCGCGACATAACCTTACGCTGTGTAGAACGGAATCTTTACCGCTGTTCCGTTTACTTTGAGCAACAATGCGCCAAGGCTGGTAGCATTCGTGCTGAATGTTCCGCCAGTAGCTGTGCTGGTGATTTCAACTAACTGCGTTTCTTGGGCTGTATCAAGACGGAAAGGTCGGCTTTTGGCCAACGATTCCCTGCGCACATAATTGTCTGACATAGTTAATCTCCTTTGCGACCCCAAACACGTTTCACTTGATCCGCGCTAAAGTCGCTTTTGAACCTACTCCCAAGTTTTTGTTCTTGTTTGTAGTACCCCTTCATAATTGTTGATGTATTCGACAGCGTTGGATCGGTCGGGGATTCTCCCGTTCCAAATACTGTCAAACGTTGTGGCACAGTCGACCTTCTCAGATAGCTAGGGACTGAATCCCTCTTAGCAACCGTTTTCTCCAGTTCAACGACTGATCCGTTACGGGTGTCGGTGTACTGGTAGATCGGCATTAGCTGTAGCTTTCCTCGTCGGCTTCCTCTGCCATCTTACGCATTTTATCCTCTTCGGACATCTCTGACTCTTCATCTACTTCAGCCATCGGCTCTGCTTCCGCCATCGCATCATTGATGCGGACGAATACAGTATCGCCGTCAACCTTTTCGACTGTGCCAGTGAGTTCCACCGAGTCACCCGCCTCTGGAGGGGTCATCTCGCCTTCACCACCATCCATCTCAAGCATGGACATAGGCAAGCGAACAAGACCTTCCTTTGGCATAGATTTCTCGCTGGAAGAGGCTGGGGAGGTTTTACCCTCCCCAGCTTTCCGAGGACCCATACCGATTACTAGCATGGCTCCCATATAGATAACTTAGGCGAAGTTAGACTTCGACCAGACAACGCGATAGAACGCAGGGTTCAATTGCTTCGCAGTATAGAAGGTTTTGAACGATGCGATAGTGCGCTGACCGTAGATGTCCGACTTGTCCGGAGCATCGAGGATCGTGACCTTGGGCGCGTAAGGCGAGCCAGTGGCCGCAACCGCTGTCATGTGAGGCACGCCGAAGGCTTGCCCACCGAGTACGATGCTGGCGTAGTTGGAGCCGGTTGCTTCGGTGTTTACACCGTAAGCAGCAGTACCAGCCGTTAAGTTGTTGGTGGTTTCAATTACGCTCACGCCAAACAGACGACCGACTTCACCTTTGTAGATGGCATCGGGGGTGCTGTAGGACGAAACGCGAAGGAAGTCATCGTCGTTCATCAAGTCACGAGTGACCTGAGGAGGAGCAACGAGGACGTAACCATCTTTGATCTTAGGAGCGCGGTTGACCTTGAGGGCAGTCGCGGCATCCAGAAGATCCAAAGCAGTCATCGCGGCGTTAGCCGTGGATGCACCTTGGAAGTTGGTTCCGTTGGTTCCGTTCTGTGCGTAGCGCACATAGGACGACGTGGAGACAGTCGTACCAGCAGTCGTGGAGGCAGTCGTGTTCAACACCAACGCGCGGTGCGAGAGGGTGTCGGCATGGAGAGCTGCATCTTCACCGAGTTGCTTAGTAGCCTGGGCCAAGTGATTGAATAGCTCGGTGGCCAGCAATACGTCGGTGAGGACGATGCTAGATCCGAACTGTTCCAACGTGGCTTCGACCGTGGAGAGGGTGAGCTGACGCTCGCCCGTACCAGCAGTAGGACTCGTGCCTTCCGACAGCGAGATGATTGAAGCAATGCTGGGGTTGTCGAATCGGAAGAAGCGGACGGTTTTGTTGCCGCCAGTTTTCGTCGGATACGGAACCTTTTGGGCAAACTGCTCCATCTGGAGCAAGGGGATTTGCCTCTCTAAGAGTGACTTTGAGAAGAAGGCCTGAAACTGTGAAGAG